ATCATAAATCCACAAGCTTAATCACCTTGTGCCGGCCACCATCCCGGAAAGTAATTAAAGTACTTAAACTTTAAAGCGTATAAAGCTATTTAAGCCTTCAAATAATAACCTTTGTACAAGTTACCTTGTTTGCACCCAGTACGGTGTAGTTGTTATATAACCCCTTCTCAAGAATCATTGAAGTTAGAGATATGGAGATGTTAAGAAATGTGAAGCTACCGTTGGCCCACGGTATTGACAAAGGGTCGATGGACGAAATTCGGAAAATCTTTGCGGAATTTCCAGCCTCTCTGCGGGCGAGTTTGCCGCAAGACCTGTTAAACAAGATATTAGAGAGTATTGACAATGGAGTAGAAGTTAAAGTTGACCACGGTGTGACGAGTGAAACTGTGACTGGACTTCAGGACGTCGTTAGATCTTTTCCTAAAGAGTTTAAGGTTGGTGTTGATGATAATACGAGTGTAATAATGAATAATCTGATGAAAAATGGAATTGCAGTGAAACTTGGACTCCCAGAACTTAACAATCTAGTGAAGAGTGCCGCAAGTAGCTTTGCCTCCGGTAACACCTTATTTGGTGCTGCCGCGTTAGCAATTGCCGCTTGGGCTCTTTACACTGGTCGTCATGTTATTGGGTTGTCTGTAGCCATCTTATTTTCCAAACAAATCATTTCAACGTTTTTACCTACATTTGTTGTTGACGCCATTACTATTCCCTTTATGGACTGGATTAAATGGTTGTATTCTGAAGGTTCCTATGCACAATCATTAGAAGTACCGGACACAGTGTTTGGAGGTTTGGGAAGAGTCGTATCCCTTACAGTCTGTGCATTGGGTTTGCAAGGAAAGCCTAACATGAACTTCGTTGACAAAGTTAAGTATGCCACGAAAGATGCCCCTCGGACTAGTGAATCCATTGAGTGGATTGCTAGGACTATCTTTGAAATGGTTGAACAGTGTATGACTCAGTTTGCTAAGTGGTTTGGAATTAAGCGATTTTTGAAGATGAAGACAAGAAGTGAGAGTTTGAACTTATGGATGGACAGAGTTTTAGATTTTTGTGATAAGGTTGATAGAGCAGAGATTTTGATTACCCCGACGTCTGCTGATCATTTCTTTCAGATGCAAGCTGAAGGAAATGCATTGGTTGCCAAGTTAGGAAAAGAGAGAGATTTGACTTATTCCCTGAACGAAATGCGAAGAATTTTATCCAAATATGAGAAGAACTTTAAGACTGCGAATCTGACAACATCAGGATTTAGACTTAATCCCCTTACGATTTCATTCTGTGGAGCTCCTGGTAAAGGAAAATCCACCTGTGCTCAAACATTCACTAAAGAGATGGTCGCCGCGACCGTGCCCGAAGAGTATCTAGACGATGTAGAACGTTCCCCGGACAGTTATATTTTCCCTGTGCAAGCTGAATGTGTTTTTATGGATGGGTATTCAGGCCAACATGCCTGTGTATTTGACGACTTTTTGCAGATGAAGGATAGCGATACAAATATGGATAACGAAGTGATGAAGCTCATGCGTTTTGCGCATGATTATTCCAGCCCCTTGCATATGGCTGAACTGAATTTAAAAGGTAATGTCTATTTTCGATCAAGGCTCATAGTTTTGACAACTAACGCACCTTCCTTTGGTGATAACGTTGTTAAGAGTATATTGTGCCCCGAAGCCCTTGAGAGAAGGATAGATATTACTGCTAGTTTCTGTATCCAGAAGAAGTATGCGACCAAAGAGACGATGAACAAACCCCACGGAGAGCGCGTTTTAGACAAGGCGAAGTTGTCTAAGTTGAATGGTGTTGACCCTAGTGTGTGGTCTTTGAAGATAGTTAGAAGAGCAGGTGTTTGGACAAATGATGTAAAGGAGTATACGTATGATGAATTTTTCAATGTTTGTTTAAGCACTTTTGATTCTATGGAAGTTAATAATTCGAGGAAAGCTCAGACCCATAACGATAGGTTGATGTCGCGTGTTGCCCAGAGAAGAAGTAATATAGCTGCGAGGAATGCCCAATTACAACAGACAGAGGAAGTGTCTGTTGCCCAGTGTGGAGGCAATCATAGAGGACAGACGGTTGATTTGTGTCCGCTTGACTTTAAGCCCGAAGTGTATGGTAGATTAAATAATCCCCCTGGAAAGAAGTTGAAAAGTAAATTAAATCACTATATATTAGAAGCCATAATGTCAGGTAGAAGTCACAATGCCGTTCTTGATAAGATTGCTGATGTAGCCCCGGAAGAGTTTGGTGATATTGAATATTGTTTTATGAAAGCTAACGAATGGTCTTTTAATGCAGGATTCAACAATTATTTAGCCATGAGGAAACACTATATGAAAGCAGGTAACTTTGATCCCTTTGATAAGTTACCTCTATACCCTGACCATAGGGTAGCTCATGTATTGTGTCTCATGGTGAGTGATTTCTCCGCACAAATTAATGTGGAAAATGATCCCAAAATGATTGTTGATGATATTTTTAAGATTGCTTGTATAGAAGGATGGGACGAGAATAGATTGATCCAAGAGTGTGAGAAGAGACTGGAGCCAGTAGATTTCCTTCCGTATATGCGCTATCTAAGTGATGTGAATGCAGCGTGTCAAAGCGTTGGCATACCCAATTATGTGCAGGCGAGACATATAAATTTAGATTGTGAGATATGGAAAGATGTTGAATGGTGGCCCAGCGAGAGAGTGAGAGAGATAGTGGAGGAATCCACCTCCTATGCCCCTGTAGTTGTGAAACCCGTAGTTCCCGTTAGTGTTGTACGCAAGATTTTTGATAAAGTTAGAGTGTCTGTAAAGAGTGCGATTGATATGTTATATAGTATGGCGAAGCATGCTATAGTCGGTTATATGTTGTTAGACGAATCTTTACAGTTCGCTTTGAAGTTATTAGGAATTTACGCGTTGGTGAAAGTAGTGATGAAAGGTAGTTCAATGATAAAGTCGATGTTTTCAAGTAACCCAGAATCAGTAGAAGCCCCAAGAAAGATAACCCCCCCCGAAGTTTGTTGCAGTGGACATAGTTATGTTGAGATCAAAGGTAAGCCAAGGCCCAAGGTTTGTCAGGACAAGGATTGTAGAGACGACAAGTGTAATGGTGAGTGTCATCGTGTTTACACAGTGAATGGTAAAGCAGTTGGTTGGGATACTGATAGTGAAGAAGAACGTGATGTAGAAGTTATCACCACCCCGTGTACAAATATGGCACCCTCTGCTACACCTATTGATGATAGTTGTCAAGAACCTGAAGCCCAAGTTAGCCCCGGTGGAGTGAGAGTTAAGAGAAACGGTAAAAGAGTTAAATTTAATAAGAACTCTGGATTGAGACCTGGTAAAATGAATGCTGATGGTTATCAGAACTATGCTAGATATGATTACTCTCATGAGCAGGAAAAGATGCGAAGAGCTGGTGGAGGTAAGTTGTCGAAATATCAGATGAATGTCACCCCCAAGGCGCAAGCTAAGGAGATGATAGAAGCCCAAATGCAGGCTGATGCTGGTCATGCAGCAGTAGCCCACAAAGTAAGGAACAATTGTTATGATATGCTTATTCAAGGTCACGAGTTTGGTGCACTTCTGGCACTAGGAGGTTATGAGTTCTTGATACCGAATCACTATTTAACCCATTTTGAAAAGCGCTTTGAGAAAAGCGAGATTGTCACACTAAGAAACAGCATAAACCCTGAAGTTGAGTTTTTCGTGCCACTACAAGCAATGTTGAAAAAGATATTGGTTGGAAATGGTGTGAAGGATTTAGCGATTTTTAGTGTTCCCAGGAATTATATGGGTTCCCGCCCAGATATTCTATCAAAATGGATGACTAGTGAGGAGTTAAACAGAGACAGAGATTGGTATGTTCGTGTTGATGTGAAGAGAAATAAAGCGTTTGATAGCTACTTTGGTGATGCAGATATGATACCCATTCGCAGAGTACTTGGACCCGATGGTGAAATGTATGATATAGCTGGTGCTGTATCATATGAATTACCAACGAAAAGAGGAGACTGTGGACGTCCTGTGTTCATATTGGATGGCTCAACCGGACCGAGAAAGATTTGTGGAATTCATCTTGCAGGTAAAGAGGCAGCTAATGGTTTGGCCGCTTTGATACCGCGTGAGATGCTTGACGAAGCCCTAAAGAACTTTAAAGACAGAATAACCGTCTTACCCACTGGATTTATTGAATCTGATTATTTGGTGTGTGAGGGGAACTTTTTGCCTTGTGGTGTAGTAGAGAAAGGAGTTCATATGGGAAGCAAATCCTCTTTGGAAAGGTCGGAGTTATTCGAAGACTGGAGTGTGTGTGATAACGCCTTAGCCCCCCTAGGGAAAATTGTAGTTGATGGAGAGTTGATTGATCCATATGTTAATGCGATAAGAAAGTATGGACGTAGGAATTACCATGTTGATCAAAAGATTCTAGATGCGTGTAGGAGATCAGTTACAAATTACCTGAGTGAGCGAACAGCGAGATCTAAGTTTAGAAGGGTTCTTAATTACGAGGAAGCAGTTAAAGGTGTAGAAGGAGAGACGTTTATAGAGAGTGTCAATAGGAGAACAAGTGCCGGTTATCCTTATTCCTTAACGGGAAGAGGGAAGAAAGCATTCTTTGGTGATGGAGATGACTATGAAATGGACAGTATTCTGGCGAAAGAATTAGAAGCGAAAGTAAAATTGGTTATAGAAGATGCTGCGAAAGGTATAAGACATACACATGTTTACACAGATTTCTTGAAGGACGAACGGCGAACCAAGGAAAAGGCCAGATTGGGGCGCTCGAGACTTGTCTCTGGCGGCCCACTGGACTTAACCCTGGCGATGCGAATGTATTTCTCCGCGTTTGTTAAGACTTTGCATGACAATATGCCAAACGATGGTACCGCTCTCGGTATCAATCCGTATAGTGACTCGTGGCACATGTTAGCATGGTTCTTGCAGACAAAGGGAGAGAGTGTGTTTGCTGGCGATATATCTGGTATGGACACGTGTGAAAATTCTCAGTATATGGAGGCAGTTTTGGAAATTATTAATGCTTGGTATAATGATGGAGAGGATCGTGTGCGGCAAACCCTCTGGGAGGACATAAAACAGTCACTTCATATCCGCGGAAACGTGGTATATGAGTGGTTGAAGTGCAATCCTAGCGGGCAAGCCGTTACCACAGTCCTTAACACCGTGTGTCTTATGCTTTTATATAGGTATGTGTGGGTTCTGCAACATGATGGAGATGTTGAGAGCTTAGACATATTTGAAGATCATGTCTATGTAGTAGCTTTTGGAGATGACAGCGTTGTGAATGTTAGCGATGATAAGAAAGATATCTTCAATTTGGAAGTTATGATTGAGAAAGCACCCCTTGCTGGCTTTACTTACACTGATGCCTCGAAAGGGAAAAATGCGAATCTGGAGAAGACGTCAAAACTGTGCGATGTCACCTTTCTCAAAAGAACTTTTAAATGGAGTGAAGATGCTGGCCGTATCGTTGCGCCCTTGGAATTAGCCGTTATTCTTGAAACCCCCTATTGGAGACGTATATCCAACTCCCCCGTTACCCGAACTTTAGACAACGTAGAGGATAGCTTGTTAGAGCTTGCCCTTCATGGTAGAGATGTGTTCGATGAGTGGTATCCTAAAATATCTAAGGCTGTTACTAAGAGATATCGG